ACGCTATCGCACAAAGAACTCGTAGAGGAAAGGGCAACATCATCATGTGCTCTGCTGACGTTGCGTCCGCACTGACCATGGCTGGTGTGCTCGACTACACCCCTGCACTGAACGCCAACCTTCAGGTTGACGACACTGGTAACACCTTCGCTGGTGTTCTCCAAGGTAAGTACAGAGTCTACATCGACCCATATGCTGCTAACCTGACTGCTGCTAACGCTGCAACTAACTCCGGTAACCAGTATTACGTCGTTGGTTATAAGGGTTCTTCCCCTTATGACGCAGGTCTGTTCTACTGCCCATACGTTCCCCTTCAAATGGTTCGTGCTGTTGGAGAGAACTCCTTCCAGCCCAAGATTGGCTTCAAGACCCGTTACGGTATTGTTGCTAACCCATTCAGCGAAGGAACCACTCAGGGTGCAGGCGCACTCACCGTTAACGCTAACCGCTACTATCGTCGCGTTGCTGTTAAGAACCTCATGTGATTCATCACTGAGATTACAAGACCTCCTTCGGGAGGTCTTTTTTTATGCCAATAAATAATTAGAAATATTATTATGAAGATTACCGTTGTAGGTGCCGGTAATGGTGGTTGTTTTACAGCACTATTTTTAGCATGGCATCTAAAAGATGCGGAAGTAGAATTAATATATGATCCAGAAGTAAAACCAGAGAGAGTTGGTCAAGCAACTTTAATTGACCCTCCTGCTTTGCTATGGGCAGCAACTAAATTTAATTGGTATGATAATCCTATACATGCCACGTTTAAAAGTGGTATTCTGTATGAAGGATGGGGAAAAATAAATGATAAAGTGTTTCATCCATTTCCTGCAGACAGGATGGCAATGCATTATTGTCCGTGGGAGATGCAAGATCTCATTCTAAAATCGGGACATTTTAATGTAAAACATGGTGATGTCGATCCAGAAGAAGTGGACGCGGATTATGTATTTGATTGTAGAGGTAAACCTGAAGATCTTTCTCACTACTACAAATTAAGAAATCCAATAAACTCTGCAGTTCTAGGAAAACCAAATTGGGATACATCAATCAATCCATGGAGTCGTCATGTTGCCACTCCAGATGGATGGACGTTTGTTATACCAACACATCAAGATTCTCCATCAAATGATTATTGTGTGGGATATTGCTATAATGATAATATTACCTCAGAGTCAAATGCTGAGTTAAATTTTCGTAAAATGTTTGATGTTAAAATAAAAAAGAATATTCATTTTCATAACTACGTTGCAAAAGAACCTGTTACGGATGGTAGAGTATTTAAAAATGGAAACAGACTTTTCTTTCTTGAACCTCTAGAATCATCCTCAACACAAACATATCTTGAGTGGGTAAAAATATCTCTTCAATATATTCTCGGAAAGATTGACAATCCTACTGATTTGATTCATAAGTATATTGCCCAAAATCAAAATTTTATTCTTTGGCATTACAAATACGGATCAAAGTATGACACTGATTTCTGGGACTATGCAGGATCTTTAGTTTTTGATGATGATGATTTTGATCAATACTTTGAGTATTCTAAAAATACAAGTTGGAATGATATTATACCTGATCAGTATGGAGGGATGACCGAAACTGGGTTGTATGCTCAGTGGCCTGCATATAGTTTTAAAACATGGTATGAGGGCATGACAAGATAAATAACTAAAAAACTAGCACAATGGCTTATCATCTAAAAACATCAAGTATTATGGGTTCAGGCGTTGGTGATGTTTATTATAAATCTGATGGCGTTTGGACTGAAGAATATGCAGAAAGAAAAGTGTTTTCTACAAAGACTGCTGCAACAACAGTCAAAAACACCACTGTGACTCTAAACGGACACACATACACCCCCAAACATTTTGCAAACGCAACAGTGGTAACTGAATAATCATGCCAACTCCTAGGAAAAGAACTTTACCTGCCGAGAGAGTTTCTAGGCAGGTAGAAAATAGAAATTTTTTATCTCCAACTGGTTTTAGATTTATTGTTAAGAGATGTCCAAAATCGGCATTCTTTTGCAATCAAGCAAATATTCCATCGATTGATCTTGGCATCGCGCTTCAACCAAACTATCTAAGAGATATTCCTATCCCAGGAGATAAACTTGAGTTTGGTGATCTTACAATTAGATTTTTAGTAGATGAAGATTTAACCAATTATGTTGAAATTCAAAATTGGATGCGTGGGTTGGGATTCCCAGAAAGTGGTCAGGAATTTAGAGATTTAGAATCTGAGGGAAAAGACTATGGTATTATACCCACAGAGGGTGGTGACAATATCTACTCTGATGGCACATTGCAAATTCTTAGTAACAATCTTGTTCCAAAGTTTCAAGTAATGTTCTCTGATCTATTTCCATATTCATTGACAACAATTAATTTTGATGCTACCGATACTGACATTGAATACTTTACAGCAGAGGCAAGTTTCAAGTATACTATGTACAACTTGACAGATATGGAAAATAACATTTTATGATCGATCTTGATAAACTTCAGGAGATGTGGGTAAAAGACTCAAAGATTGATATGGATAATTTGCATACCGAGTCTACAAATATTCCTGCTCTCCATGCGAAGTATTTTGAATTATATAATACAATTTTTCTCATGAGGAAGAAAGCAGAACAACAGAAAAAAAATATTAGACATGAACGCTATGAATACTTCAGTGGTAAAGCAGATCCTGATGTATACATAGAAAAACCTTTTCCTAAAAAAATTCGTGACAAGGATACAATGCAGAAGTACCTTGACGCTGACGAAAAATTGTCTACAGTGTGTTTGAAGATAGATTATTATGATACAATGCTAGTCTATATTGAAAGCATTCTTAAACAGATAACTAATAGAACGTATCAAATTAAAAACGCAATAGAGTTCATGAGATTCAACTCAGGATTGGGGTAATGGACGAGGACGATCAGTATTACCGGGTAGAGTTACCAATAGAAGCAGTTCGTGTGATTCACACTGGACTCTCGCAAGCTGTTGATAAATGGAGTGGTGGTGATCCTATGGAGCAGGAAGACTTGCTTGCAATGAGAGATCATTTTTATAGAATCATGTTAGAACACAGGTTTGAAAATATGTAATAAATATTTGTAGATGAATGGATCTACGTGATTGACACGACAGCAAATCTTGTTATTTCTAAATCCAACGAAGTATTTTTAAAGATTAATACAGAACCTCATATAGAATACGAACTTAGAGATCACTTTAAGTTTGAAGTTCCCAATGCAAAATTTATGCCACAGTATCGTGGTAGAAACTGGAATGGAGAGATACATTTATATGATATGCGCTCTAAGCAGATCTATGTTGGTCTGTTAGATAAGATTGTGTCGTTCTGTAAGAACTACGGATACACTTATAAGTTTGAGGAAAACAAATATTACGGCACTCCTTATGAGGAGAACGATGGTATATCGTTTGAGGGTGTCAAGGATTACATGAATTCCATTTGTGCCCATACTCCCAGGAAATACCAGATCGAGGGAGTATACGGTGCCCTAAAGCATAATAGAAAACTATTGATATCTCCCACTGCTTCTGGCAAATCGTTGATGATTTATTCTCTCGTAAGATACTACGTTGACAGAGGTGAAAAAATTCTTTTAGTTGTTCCAACGACATCTCTTGTAGAACAGATGTATAAAGATTTTCTTGATTATGGTTGGGATGCTGAGTCATATTGTCACAAAATTTATTCTGGTAGAGAAAAAACTAATGATGCTCCCGTGACAATTACAACTTGGCAATCTGTATATAAACTAGAGCGGTCATTCTTTGAAGAGTATGGTTGCATTATAGGCGATGAAGCACATTTATTCAAGTCTAAATCTTTAATACAGATTATGACTAAGCTTCATCATGCAAAGTATAGATTTGGATTTACTGGAACTCTAGACGGCACACAGACGCATAAGTGGGTCTTAGAGGGTCTCTTTGGTCCATCATATAAGGTAACAAGAACTGATGAATTAATGAGACAAGGACACTTGTCACAACTTGATATTCAATGTCTTGTTCTTAAACATCCACCACAAAAGTTTGATGTTTATGAGGATGAGATACAATATTTAATAGGGCACGAAAAACGTAATCGTTTCATTCGTAATCTAACACTTGATCTAAAAGGAAATACACTTGTTCTTTTTGCAAGAGTCGAAGCACATGGTGCCGTACTCTATGAGGAGATAAATAAAAACAAGCGAGGTGACCGTAAGGTATTTTTTATACATGGCGGTGTAGATGCAGAATCAAGGGAGCAAGTAAGAGAGATTACAGAAAGGGAAAACAACGCAATCATCGTTGCCTCTTATGGAACTTTTTCTACAGGTATCAATATTAAAAATCTCCATAATGTCATCTTTGCCTCTCCGAGTAAGTCCAGAATCAGAAATCTTCAGAGTATTGGACGAGTTCTTAGAAAAGGAAAAGACAAAGTAAAAGCAACTCTGTATGATATTGCAGATGATGTTTCAACTAAGTCCAGAAGAAATTACAC